AATTGAATTTTCATAATTCATGTTTAATTTTGTCAATCTTTTTTGTTTAACTTCTTCTTCTTTGTCGTCATGCCCATTCAAATATTTGAAATGAACTGTTTTTTTGGTCACCGGTAATTCAAATGAAAAAATATTCTTTCCAGTCACAACCGGTTCATGCTGTAATCTTTTAATAGACAATTCTGTTAAATTAACTGTTACTGGTTGATTGTGACTACATTTTTTGCAAGAATGTTCTACGTTGTAGTCTGAACCGTAACCTGTTATTCTAATAGAAACCATCAAGGCATTACGATCACCTGTGTTCAAATCATCAACATTAAAAGATTTGTCTGTTACACAAGACTCGATTAGCTTTTTTATAACAACGCCTTCTTTAATATATGCCTGACTGGAAAGAATATCTTCTTCTTTTGCTGTCATGGCTTTTATTTGTAAAGTTTCTTTATTATAAAGTGTAGTATCTGGGTTGTAAATTGTTCCGTTTGATGGCAAAGGCACAACCTCAACGGGTATTTCCCAACCAAAATCATCTTTGGTAACATTACTTGTAGGTATTTGACTCATACACAATCCTCCTGAACAAAAAAGTCCTCGAGTAATTCTACAGAGGACTAGTTGTAAAGTAAATTATATATTAGTAAACAATTAATTAAAACTGTAATACACAATTATCAATTTTAAGTGTTAGGTCGATCATCATGATATCGTCGCCGCCATAAGAAAGTGAACCATAGTTTGCGCTAGTTATGAGTGCGCCCTTGATATCCCACAATTCTACAACGGTACCGATCGGATCTAACATTTTTAATTGAAGATCACGCTTATAAAAATCAGCATATCCTGCTCGGCCTGAAACAGATTCATAATGTGTTCTTATCCATTCCATTACTTGTTGTGCCCCAGAAGGTGCGATCGGATCGTGGAGTTTAACTGTTATATCACCAAACTCAAGTTTACCGCCAACATTACGATAGCTATTAATAAATTCTATTTTTTTAGAACCTAAGGTTATACTAGGTCTTTGTGTATCTGATACCAAAAAAGCGTCAATACCCTCTATTGCAAGAACCCATCGATAACTTCTTTTTGGTTCAAACTTATTTGGTAACATGTCTGTAACTGAAAGTGTTTCTGCCATTTTAAATCTCCTTAATCTATATTATATATCTATTTACTAGATATTTGAACCAGCATTTGTTACAACAAAATCTAGTGCTACAAATTCAACTGAACGTGTAGGTTGTAAGTATATTTTGCCGCGTATTGTGTTATTCTCAACGTCAGCCTGCGTAGTAGTTGATGTATCAATAATTGCCTTGTATCTGTCAATCCCGCTTTGTTCTTGAACTCTTTGCAAGATAGGGTTAACTAAAGCACTAAATCTTTCTAAGGTTTCCGCTCTGTTAGGTTCAAATAACAATGAATTTGCAACATTTTTAACTTTTCTTCTGACGTTAATTAAAAGTCTTCTAACGTTAATTCTATCTAGTGCAGAGTTTGCAGCTTGTAGTGTCTTTTGACCCCAGATTGTAATTCCAGCACCAGGAAATTCTGCAATAGGATTAATATCTGCTTCGTATAAGTCATCCAGATTAGTACGGTTTAATCTGACTGAAGCCATTTCAACTGTATCTAATGCACCACGGGTAAATCCTGCTGGAGCAAACCATGGGTGTGCTACTCTATCATTTAATGAATAAGCGCCTAAGACGGCAACTGATGGTGGTACTTGAATTAATGTTTGAGTTGTAGGATCTGTAACGACAACATCTGGAAAATAAGCAGCTGCAAAAGAATTATCAAGAGCTCTATTTTTAAATGATGTTACTGTATTTGCAACATGCGGTTTCTGTACTGACGACGTAATCACAGTGTTAACCTGATCCCGTTCCTCTATATCCATAATATACACAGCGTCAAATCTTTCTTCTATTTTTTGCATTGTGAAATCTGTAACTGAAGAATGTCTAATTCCAGGAATCGCAAGTATTTGGATATCAACGTCCGCCTTTGAACTCATAATTTCTGTAGCTCTTCTATAAGCCACAACAGTATTATTTTCTACCCCTGCACTATTTTCATCATTATTCACTTCTCTTAGTACTGCAGTGTTTGATAATTTGGTTTTTTCTTCATCAAAAATATTAACACCATCAAAGCCACCTTGTGCCATAAAAGTAAACTTAGCAAACTTAACGTTTGATACCTTGCCTAAATCATTAACACTGAAAGCTCTTGTTTTGTTTGTATGATTTGCACTAATACTTCCACCACGTTCATATGAAGCGCTTAACCACTGATCAGGATCAGCAAATGTATCAGAACCGGTCCTAACTAAGATATTTTCTAAAGTAAATTTATTATTATTAAATCGATCACTGTCTAAAACGGTACCGTTAGCATCAGCAACGCCTGCATTGTTACCTGCAGAAAAGTTAGGATAATCTTTTCTATGCGTTGGAAAATGCTTAACATATGAATTAAAAGAATTTTCAAATAGATTGCTGAGGTTTGGTTGTGTTGTACTTGTTTGTCGCACTGTATTTATACCCCAATAGAATCTTCCATCTGATCTCTTCTTCAATCCTGTACCTACAGCAATTGTTTTCCTATACGGAACTGGAGGCTCAACCATCGATTGTACTGCAGTTGTAACAGTAAATGTACCACTGTCACTTTCATTAGATAATAATGATCCACTAGTTACTAGGTGGTTTGGCCCTCGATATCCTAATGGAAGTGCTGTCGCATCAATATTTTTGTTAACCACATCATCTGACACTTCTACTCTAATAAATCTTGATCTAACTGGGTGACTGCCTTCAACAATTAATTTTTGGCTAGACTTAGCAACATCAAAATTGAAGTATACATGCTGATCACCAATTACCCGACCAATATATCGATCAGAAGCAATATCTAAGCTTAAACCTCTAAATGATTCCAAGACACGAGGTTCTTCATCTGTATCATTAAATGCTCTGACTAATAAATCAAATGTACCGTATGCGTTTGAAGTGCTTGATGACTTTCTCATGTTTTCAATTGAAAATTTAAATTTACTAGACATACCTTTTCCGTCTGAGAGGAAATGAATTCTAAATAAATTCTTAGGAGAGGAACCAAAATTTTGTGATATAATAAAAGGTGTTTTACCGTGGGTATATCTATCTTCAAAATCCTCATACACGGGTTTGTCTGTCACTGCTAAGCCTCTTCCAACAGAAGAAGTCAAGAGTAGTGCAATATCTTCCATTGAACTAGCGGCTGAACCTTTTGAGTAAACACCTGCAGTAACAATACCGCTACCCGTAACAGCTGCTAAGTCTGGATAAACATCATAATGTGAATACAAAAGATGTCCTTCCTCTTCTATCTTGAAAGGGTTTGTGTTGAATACATTCGCAAAGTAGTTTGGAGAAGTCATATCAAATGAGGCAGTTATGTGAGTTTTCTTTGAAACGTCTGTGTTGTTATAACCGTTCATTAACATAACAAATTCTTGTGACGCTAGTTTTAAAGAACCGGTAATGGAGCCTTCGCTACCAACAATAACACCGTCAGCTGTTGCTGCAGTAGTATTTTTTGCAGGTGCATCGCTACCATTTGCTGCAGAGTTACCACTTAAGTGAAGTATAACACCACTTGGTGCTAAAAGAACACCACGAAGAATCGGCACTGTGTGATTATCGTCGAAACCGGTTGTAAAAGCTGTCACATCAATTACATTAAAGCCAGCGGTAGAGGCTAATGCACTAGTAATGTTGCCAACTGTGCCGCCTTTATCTATTGTAAGTGTAATTTTTGTAGCACTTGAGCCTTGTGTTGCAGTAATACCGAGGTCATCTCCAGCTTCTCCGTTTCCTGTTGTTGCATATACGATGCGGCTGTCGGTTACTCCATTAATAGCATTGATAATGTATCCTGCGGCAAGGGCGTCGGTTTCGGAGCCGTCGAAGGTGCCAACCGTGATTCTATTAGCAGCACTTGTGTGACCGCCGTTCTGATTCTCATCAAGAAAAATTGTAACAGTCGTGCCGCCTAGACCGCCGGCGGATATTGGGATCGTTATTGTAAACGAAGCGTCCGCGGCGCTATTGACATAGCCATCTGTGTCAATACAGTCTATTGCTGTTGCTGATGATCGTGTTGTCTTTTGTATCCCGGCATCACTAAAAATAGTTGAACCGTTTGACTCAGACATAAATGTACCTAAGAAGTAAGTTCTGCCTTCAACAGCACCAACACCACTTTTTGCATATGCATTATCGCCAATCAAGCCGTTTTCTTGAATAATTCTATCTCCAGCTACAAAGCCGGCTCTATTTACTTTTCCAGTTGTTGTGTTTCTTTGCTTACCGTCTCCGGCACCTAAAACTCTCATATAAGTGACTGATTGAGCATTTGACAACCACTGACTAACTGCTATGGGTCCAAACTTTTCGCCATCTGATTGACCAAACGTTGTGATGAAATCACTATAATTTGCAAAAGTCAATGGTACAAACGCCGGACCTTCTAAGGACGTGCCAATGATTCCAGCAGGTACTCCAACCGGTCCAACTCTAGTTGGTTGGGACAGGTCAATTTCTCTAGTTTTAACGCCTGCTGACTTAAATGTTATTTCTGCCATAAATATTCTCCGTTTATCTTAATTATTCGAAACTTACACCTGAATTCGTAATAATGAAATCTATTGCAATAAATTCTACTGCACGAGTTGGCACCAATACGATTCGACCATTTAATCGATTCTGTTCAATATCTAAATTAGTATTATTAGTATTGTCCATAACAACTTTAAACTGATCAATACCTTGTTGTATTTGTATTGTTGCTAATTGAGGTGTGACTTCTGCTACGAATCTTGCTCTAGTGCTAGGTGTGTTTTGTTCAAATATTATTCCGTTAGCAATGTTCGAAACTATTCTTTTAACTTCTAACAGCATTCTTCTAACATTAACTCGATCTAAGGCAGATCGATCTTGTTGTAGTGTTTTTTGTCCAAAAATAACAAACCCACCATTTGGAAAGTTTGCAATAGGATTGATTTTTGCTTCATATAGTATGTTTCTATCGTTTGCATTTAATCTTACTTTTGAATTAACAACATTAGTCAGGGCGCCTCGATTAAATCCAGCAGGTGCAAACCAAGGATAAGCAACAGCGTCATTGTAACCTAAGGCACTTAATGCTGCAATAGAAGCAGGAAGTGTTACGTGGGTATTATTAATGTCATCTTCGAAAACAACATCTGGAAAATAAGTTGCAACATAATTATTATCAACAGCACGTGCCTCAAAAGTCTCAACTGTCTCTTGAACACTCGGTAACTGTGTTTGCGAAAATATTCTTTCATTTACACCGGAACTATTTGGATCTGTATATGCAGGTATATCCATAAGATAAATTGCTTTGCTATAATCACGTGTTAGATCTGATATAAAGTCTGTAATAAAAGTGTCTTTAATACCAGGTATTGCAATTACATTAACTCGTGAAGCAAAAGGATCAGTTATGATTCTCGCTGCTGTTCTATAAGAATTAATAATATTATTATCTTTACCAGATCCTGCAGAGGCATCAGCATGCAAATTTTGATGTGTGTATGTACCTAAGACTGCGTCAGCTTTACCGTTTGGATCAACAGACGAAGCTCTATCATTCATTAGTCTATTATCTTTATCAAGAATGTTCAGACCATCAAATCCACCATACATGATATTTGTAAACTTTGCATAATTAGTAAAACGATTAAAATATTTTGCACTTCTTGCTGCAATTAGTGTTGCAAAAGTTATACGCTGTATTGCATCTGTACCATCATCTAAAATTGTATAGTTTTTAGTTTCCAAGGTCCCGTTTCTTAAATAAGCTGCCTGACGCATATGATCATCAGCTGTCCCAGTTAACGCAGTTGCAATTGACGCCTCGATCGTTGACGTTGTCGCAATTTGATTGTATAGTGCAACCTTTGACAGAGAAAACTTATTGTTATTAAAAACATCAGCACCCGAACCGGTAACAACAGCATCTAACTTCTGCAATCCTAAGAATTTACTGTAACTTTCAACTAGTACATTCTTTTTTGAAGAAGCATTTGACTGCAATATTGCATCGCCAATCGTACCAGTTAACGGCAAAGTTTCTGTTTTAACGCCCCAAAAGAACCGATTATCTGCTAACTCTAAGGCACCAGGCTGACCGGTAAAACTAGGTGTTGCATCTTTTGTAAGTGCGCCTCGTGTTGCTTTAAATCTAAACGGTACAGGTGGGAGAATCGACCCAGTTAAATGTTCCCCAGCAACAGCAGTGCTTCCTTGCACAGCTCCTAATCTTTGAGCTAAGCTACCACCCGGCAAAACACTGTCATCATCAGTAAAATTATCATTTGTTTTAATTAAAGGTAACCCTCTAAAACCAAACGGTAATGTAGTATCAGGAATTAACGCGTCTTCCACTGCTCTATTCATAACAATTCTAACGTATTGTGAACGATTAGGTCGTTTCCCTTCAACGTTAATTCTTCTTTCTGATTCTGTTTCAGCGTCAAAATTATAATATACTTTCATATCACCAATTTTATTAGCAATATAGTTTTCGTCTTTAGGGTTAAGTGTACAAAGAGGATATTGCTCTAAAATCTTAAGATTTGTATCAGTATCATCGTAATGACGAACTAAAACTGTGAAAGTTCCAAAATTACTTCGCTTGTTTCCAGATCTTTTTAAATTAGATATCGATATTTTTACTTTTTTATTACCAATCTCACCGTCATCTAGCGATTCAAAATGAAACAAGTCATATTCTTTAGTACCGAAAGGTTGTGAAATAAATGATGTAGTCTTGGCAGCACGATAACGAGTATCAAATCTACCAAAAGCATCTCTAAAAGTCTGTGCTGTATCACCTGATGAAACACTAGCGCCGGCAGAACCTGAAACAATTGCAACTGTTCCTTTACCTGAATTGTATGTTACTCTGGCTAATTCATCTTCAACTGAAAAATCAGCGTAGAAAAGATGTTGATCATCTTGGAATCTGTCTGGATTTTTATTTAAAAATTTTCCAACATAGTGATCACTAGACGGGTTTAGTGACGCTGTGTATATTCTAATACCTGGTTTACTTTCATCATTACCGAAAGTAGATCCGATTGCGCTAGAAAGTACTAATTTAAAAGTTCCAGCTTCACTGCCACCTGAGTAGGAGGATATCTTGGCTAAGTCATCAGAGGTATTTGCAACGCTATACGATTGATTATGATCTAAGAGTTGGATTTTCGATCCTGTTGCAGTTAATATCATGCCTCTAACTAAACGAACAGAAGTGGATGTGTCAAATGAATCACTGTCTGTGAATAAAGGGTATCCCGCAGCTTCATATTCATTGACATCATGTGACGCAACAATAAACTGAACAGCGCCTTCATGCCTTTTATCTAAATTACCATCTCTAGTTGACACTGTGCCTTTAATTCTAAATCCGGCGTTTTTAACTGTACCTTGACTTAAAGTTGTTTGGATATCACCAGTACTATTTGCAGCACCAGCACCAAGAACTCTAATGTATGTAACAGCCGTTCTGTTTTTTAACCATTCACGGACCGCAAAAGGCCCAAAACGGTCTTGACTTAATGTTCCAAATTTTCTCTCAAAATCAATAAATGACCCTAAAGTGACAGGAACAAAGGCCGGCCCGTGGGCAGCAGTCCCAATAACTCCTGCAGGCACACCTTCGATTTCTACTGTTCTCTGAGTTAAATCAACTTCTCTTTCGAAAAAACCCGGAGATCTAAATGTTTGCTCTGCCATTAATCTCTCCTAAAATTACTAATATAAGTATTCATTTGTGTTTGTAATATCCTATTTTAATTACTCGTATTGCCTGTCAATTTCTTTAATTATGCGAGAAGAAACAACAGACTCACCTGTTCTACTATTTGCACTTTTAATTCTTAAAAGTTCTATGTCATTGTTTTTAGTAAAAGGATTGTTTACAAAATCCTCAATAACTTCATTACTCTCACCACTTCTTAATTTTGATTCTTCAATATTTAGTATATCAGACAATACATGTTTTTCTAAATCTGCCTTAGCTGTTTCGGGGCGCCCGTCTATTACTACATTTGAATTGCTTGATAAATAAGAAAAGTCAATAACTGGTGCACTGTAATACGACCTTATTTGCGGCGACAAACCTGGAACCTTTGAATTTAGTAAATATCCAGGAACAGTTAAAGTAAAATTGTACTTAATTATTCTTTCGTCATCAGTCATATTATCAAAATTATTTTCAAAACTTATAGCGTCACTAATAAATGCAACTAGCTCAAAGCCTTCCTTTGTTTTAATTGCAAACTCTCCACCTGGGACATCGATCTTATTAAGCAAATACTCAATCATTTGATTACCTTGCTGCATATATTGACACCAGAAAGTAATGTTATATGACATTGTAATAAAATACGGATATGCTGTTTGAATTAATTCGTATATGTTTGTATTGATATTGCTTTTTAAATTAACTTGTGCGGTCTTAGAAAAACTTAAATTGCTCTTATCACGCCTAGATCCAGTTTTTCCAGTTTTTGCTATTAAAGAATTAGCGCTATCAACAAAATTGTTATTTGTTGCCACGTTATCTTGATTTTTTAAACCTTGTTTGTTTAAAATGTTTTGGAGATCAGCATCATTACTAGCTAGTCTTTTCTTTACTGTATAATTGGGTTGTGCGCGAAAAGATATTGCGGTTCCTTTGCCACCTTGCGATGGGCTAAGATCTAAGTTTTCGCGAACAATTGAGATTAACGGCAGAATATTTGTATTGTTTCTGTCTCTGACAGGTTTTTTTCTACGTGTCAAAGCAAATCGCTCTCCGGTAGCAAATATTACTGGTACAGTCTGTGTTTCACCCTTGTTGGTCACCTCAAATTTTAATTCTTGATCAAAAAGATCAAAAATAGCTCTATCTATATTTTCAATACCAATTGACGGAAAATTAAAGTCTTCTGGGACTTTATCTCCATCGAAATCTTTAATATTAATGCGGCTAGGTTCTATTATTTTTTTAGTCATGTTTACTTATCACTATAAAAAGATGAGCCGGCGGATGTGTTATCGCCTTTTGGTGAAACTTCTTTTGGTCCGGTTATTGGTGCTTCAAGTACACCATTCTTTTGCAAATCACGCACATCACCTGTCGGGCCTAATTTATTTTCTTTAAATCCTCGCTGCTGGACAAAAGTTTCTTGAACAGCATTGTCATCTAAATATTCCTCAGAAGTAGGACCAAATATCTTTGAAAGAAATTGATCTTTTCTTGACTGACGCCCTGAGATTGTTACAAATCTTTTGTGTTCAATTTGTCCAAAGATTGTATTTGATAATGGTGCTTTAATTACTTCAAAAAATGTACTACCGTATGAGAAGAAGTCACCTTCTAAAATATCTATACCCTTGTCAAGTAAATCACGTGACTGTATGTAAGCCTCAATAGTATAATACTCCTCAGATCCAAATCTATTTGTTCTAATTTCTTGTTCATTGTATTTTACTAGACAGTCCAATTCAATAGGTGACTCAAAAACCTTATCCGGACTCTCTTCATATACATCATGGACT